AAGCCTGTGTCAATAGCAGAGTCAGCGTGAGTTTTTTCAGCTTCAATACATACCATTTCTAAATAATCTGTAAATCTAGCTCTAGTATCGCCTTCAGCTTTCAAGTACCAGTAGTAACCATTTTGTCCTTCTTCTCCAGAAACTTCAACCCACCCAATTTGAGCAGCATCAGATCCAGAAACTTCGTACATATCTTTAATGATAACAGGTTTATTAACTAACGAAGTGAACACAGGTTTATTAGATCTAACTTTACCTTCTGTACCTTTACCATACTCCGAACCAAATACTAATATTTTACAAGTGTTGTCACCGTTAACAAAGTTAGCGTTAGTCATGTGTGCGTAACCGTAAGGTTGAACTGTAATTGTTTGATTACCTGCAGCAGCTACACTTACACGAGCTGTAACAGTTTGTCCACCACCAGCGATTAACACCATATCACCAACATTAATACCGTGGTCAGTAGTTTGTGCAACACCGTCCATAGTCTTAGTAATATTAATTGTACTTGCAGTAACATCTAACATATCACACTCATAAGCTAAGTGTAATCTGCCTTGCTCTGACCAAATAACTTGATCAGCTGACATAGCTTCTTCTGCACCAACTTGAGCTAAAAAACCTGAAATTGTTCTTTTACCGAACACTTCAGCTTCTTTCTCCATTAAGTCAGGCAAGAATTGCTGCGCCCACCCACTATTTTGTAGGTCTAAATAATTGTCCGCCCCGAGAACTTTTTGAGTATAGTCTTTACCCGTAGGCGTATAACTTCCAATTGCCATAATTTTTTAATTTTAAATATTTTTAATTCTTTTTTCTAATTTTAAAGGATCTGTTTTTTATATCAGAAGAAGAATCACCCAACACTCTATATTTTACACCCCCAACGTTTGTTTCGCTGTGAGACTTTCGAGGTTCAGTGTTTATGTTTTTATCTTTAGCAACTCTTGTTTTTGTTGCGTCAGCTTTACCTTGCTCATAAAAATGATTAGCAATAGCATCAGCATTCATAGCTGTAAATAAAGATTTATGATAACCTTTAGCATCTTCAATAGTTGATTTATCTTCTCCAACAAACTTGTTGACAAAATTATTAATATCACTTTGAGATGTTTTTACCTTATTAACATCTTTAACATTAAACCTAAATTTCTTATCTCCAACATTATATTCAAAACCTTTGAATTTGTCATTAAATAAGTTTTCGGTTTTATTTAAAAACGTTCTTTTACTTGCTTCAGATAATTTCTTCTGCTCTTTAGAATCCTTGTTGTATCTATTAAAGAAATCAATTGCTTCTTGTTGTTCTTGGGTCAACTTTGACCCAGCTTTAATTTCCTCATAGTATTTAGACTTTTGCCCGTCTAAATAGGCTTTAGCCTCGGCAACTTGCTCTTTGAGGGCTATTTTTTTACTACGTACTGTTTTATCATCATCAACATCTTCATCAATACCAAATTTATCTTCTAATAAAAAATTACGTTCTTCTGCTGTTAAATGAGATTTTTTAACTCTATAATATTCATCTAATATATCAGAGTTGTCCATTTTTGAAACATCTCTATTTAAATTAACGTAGTCTTGTAAATCACCACCTGTTTCTTCCATGAAATCCACTAGCTTCTGTATGTTTTCTGGTAATGATTTTCCAGTTGCTTCTGCTTCTGCTACAGCTTCTTCTATTTGCTCTTCAACTTTTTCAACTTCTTCCTCTGTAACTTCTTGTAGCACTGGTTGTTCTTCTACAACCTCTTCAACAACTTCTTTTTCCTCGACTACGTCCACCTTTTCTTCTTCAGCGGGTTGCTTCTCAACCTCTTCACTTTCTTGAACTGGTGGATTACTTAAATCTATTTTAATAACACTATCATCTCCAGCGCTTTCAAATTTAGATTCATCTATTTCTTGAGTAACCTCTTCTATAGGTTGCTCGGTGTTTTCTTCGGTTACTTCTTCAGTAACTTCTTTTAGTTCTTCTGTCATAATAAAATTTTATAAAATATTAAAAATTAAGAGATTACATATCTAAACCTGCATCTCCCGTAATTATATCATTACCTGATGATTCAAATTTATTAAGTGAATCACCCCTGTTTCTTTGATCTATCATTTCTTTTTGATGACCAGCTTGTCTATCAACTCTAGCATCTTTTCTATCTTCTCTCTTAGATTCGTTACGCTCTGTAATTTCTCTTTCCATACCTTTTAGTTGAGAATTAAGTTGAAACTCATATGCCATTAAATCTTTTTTAACAGCAGCTTCTTCTTTTAAGTATTGAATTTTTAACTGTCCTTTTGTTTGTTCTAATTGAGCTTCTGCTTGAGTTTTAGCTTGGTTTTTTTGAACCTCAGCTTGAGCTGCTGCTTGCTGTTGTTGAGCATTAGCCTGTGCTTGAGCTTGAATATTTTGTTGTTGCATCTGCTGATCTCTAGCCATCTTAGTTTTTCTTTTAACTTTTAAAAGTTGATTAGCTAGTTTTATATTTCTAACGTTACGCAAATCAATAGCATCATCTAAATCAATAGTTTTTTGAGCTAGTGCTTGTTGTATATTGTTTTCTAGTATAGCTTTTTCTTCTTCATCTGGTAATAATTCTATAAATATACCAAAATCATAAAGATGTAAATCTTTTAACTCGTCTAATGTAGCTACATTATGTACACCAATAGCATGTATAAAAGCTTCTTTAGTTGGAGAATATTCTATTATATCAGATATCCTAAGGGATAGACACTCTGCTGTTTCAGCCGTTAAGTATAACATTGATTGTAGTATATGTCTTGTAGCTGTATTTGAATTTGCTGCAGCTAATTTTTGTATACCAACAAGAGCGTTTTTATCTGGAGTACTAGCATCTCTCGCTTCGTTTAATCCAGTTACGTCTCTTATCATTTGTAAGTAATAATTATAAGTTGCAATCAAGCTTTGAAGCTTACCACTATTAACACCATTGTTTATTTGTTGTATTGGAACTTTGCCAGGATTCATATCTCCATCGGAAGTAAAACTTCTACCAATAACACTACCTGTTTGGAAGAACATGTTTAAAGCTTCTTGTGGATTATAGTTTGTGCCATTACCAAGATCAACTTCTGCTAAACCATCAGCATCTAAATAAACGCCATCTGGCACCATACGTGCCATCACTTGTTGTATCTTTAAGTGTGTTAGTTGTATTGTATCTGCAAAACCAGTAATTCTTTTAACTAAAGATTCTGCTTTACCTCTATACATTCTAGGCGCAACAATTTGATAACTCATTTTAACTCTAGCAAAATCAGAATCAGATCGCATCATATTTTCCATCATCTGCCATTTTAACAATTTATTACAACCCACAACGTAAACACCTTCATATACAGTTTCAATAACTCTTTCTAATTTACTAAACTCACCATCCATACTTTTAACAGGCGGATTAAATGTATCATCTTTTTGAATAACCTTATCTGCGCCAGTAGCAGTCTTCTTTAACTTGTAAACATCATTCATGTGTGTCTTGTAGTTAAAGTATAGCACCTCTATTTTGTTTTTATCGGTGTTAGTTCTATAACTAGCTCTAGTTGTAGATGTTGATCCAGAGTTTTCTGTTATTTCTTTTATATCTTGTTCTGTTAACTCAGGAAACTCTTTTACTAGTTCATTTATTGGTATTTCTTTTACTTCACCAATGTAGTATATATCATCAAAATAAGGTGATTCAGTGTAAGAGTAAACCACATTGGCTGGATCAACGTATTTAACTTTAGCCCCATCTGCCCAATCAAAAGTTGTTTTAGTAACAGCTATTCCAAGAGTTGTTAAATCATATAAACATCTTCTTCTTATTAAATCATAATCGCTATCTTCCATTAGAACATTAATAGCTTGCTCTTCTGCTATTTCTACAGCCTGCTTGTAGTTAAGCTGCATATGCAAAGCTAGTTCTTCTTCTGTATCTGGTAGAGTGTCAGGATCATTTTCATACAAATCTACATCAAATCTTTGCTTAGCAACCTCATTAAAGTTTTTAGCACGAATATCACGAAGCATAGACTCCATGTATTCTGTTCTTTTACTAACACCATATTGATCTTGAGAAAAACAATTTATTTCAAAGTTTCTTTGGGACATGCCATTAACAACTATATCAACAAACTTAGGTATAATTGGAACAGGTTTCCAATCTAAATTTAAATAAGATAAATCACCATTTATAGATAATTCATTTTTATACTTTTGTATTGATTGTTCACCTCTAGCATATAATCTCAAGTTATGATAATCATTATAATTATAATCATATTTGGATGCAGTACCATGAAACCACTCTTGTTTAATAGCTTTAGCAATTTCCTCTCCATACTTAGGAGATAATTTTTCTAAATCACTAACAGCTTGTGATGGAAAGTTTATAACAGACTCTGTCATATTTTAATTTTTTATTATTGTTGATTGAAATCCTTTATTATTATACTTTGATATATTAAGGTTTAATGGTGGTTTTTTAGTTTCTGGATTTGGACGATACAAATGTCTATTACAAGCCATTATAGCTAATCCAGTACTTATTGAAGCATCATGCTTTGTTCTTCTATTTATATCAAACTTTGACCAGTCACTCAAAGTATCGTTAAAATACATTGTTCCGTAGGTA